GCACACCCGCATAACTGTCCGGGTTCTCCTCACTCCACAGCTTCCCCTCCGCTGCCCAGTATCGTGTGCCCTTCTTGAGGTCACGCTCAACAAGATCGGTCAACCACTGGGCTGGTACGAGTTTAGTAGCCGAGACCTCCCACCAGTGGGCATTGATACTCATCGTGGCCCACTTGGTCAACTCACCCCATGTAACCGTGCGAAGCTGGTTCTCACTGTTAGCCGAGACAATCACGGTTGACCCAATACGAGTGGACAGCATCCACAAGATCAACCACGACACCAGTGCTGACTTCCCGATCCCTCGACCAGAACTGACCGCGTTTCGCAACGCCTCCATGTCCAGTTGACCCCTGTTAGCCTTGATATGAGCACCCACCGAGCGTAATATCTTCCGCTGCCATGCCCGTGGCCCTTTGAACTTCTCCAACGGCGTATTCGCCACCCCCCACGGGAAACTGAACAGGACGAAGCTCTCAGGGTCATCAGCAAGCTGTGGACTCCACAACTGACTCATAAGCTGCTGCTCCTCGGCAGGCGCATATAGTGGCTTCTGCATACTAGTCATCCCCCTCGATCATCGGTACATCTATAACATCTAGCAACTCAATCGTGCGACTCTGAGCAGCAGCCAGCGCACCCAAGATACTAATCTGTCCACCAATATCAATGACCTTCGTATCGCCGTACACCTTCCGGTTGTCCGAAGCAATGATCCACTTCCGAGTGTCAATCTTCAACCGTGACCGCTGAACGTCCTCCATCGAGTCGTCAGCATCGGCAATGTCGATAAGGTCAGCTACCCACAGCTCACTACGCATCTCCTTGGCGCTCACATACCGACTGTACTTGTCCCCTGTTTTCTTCATCCACTGGATAAACATCCCGGCTTCAAATTGCCTGAAGTCCTCATCCAGTGCCTTCTTCAGGGAATAGCCCGAAGCAATCTTGTCGAGCACGCCTTCAAAGGCATTCTCGAATTTCATGTAGATGAGTTCCCGATTGCTCTTGGCATTGGCAATGGACAGAGGGGTGGGGGGTAAGGGCGGAGGATCGCCAGCACTGAGCCAGTCAGGTAGTTCGAGTGGTGTGTCAATCTCGCCTATGGTTTGATTATTCATAGTGTCTTGATTATGCACGATGGGAGTGCAACTGTGTTAAATGTGGGGTGTGACTGACTGTGACAAAGATTAACTGTGTCAAGTGGGGGGTGTGACTGACTGTGACTATGAACCCATTGGGTTATGAATCATGATAAATTTGTAAAGAGAACCCATTGGGTTATGAATCATGATAAATTTGTAAAATAAAAAAATTGTTCGTGATGCCTTCGCAGCCGTGACCACATGGCGCAGGGCCCCACCCCCCCCCATCAATCCGGGATCATACAACCCAATGGGTCATGATGTAACCCAGTGGGTCATAATGTAACCCACTGGGTCAGGGTTTAGGGGTAAAACTAGCCCACTGGGTCAGGGTTTAGGGGTCAGGGTGTGACAGATGGTACAGGGGGGGTAAAAAACTGTCACACCCCCGAAACAGGGAAAAAGTGTTGTTTTTAGGGGAAAAAGTGTTGTTTTTAGGGGAAAAGTAACCCAATGGGCTATTAAATAATGGCATATATTGGCAAATAAAGGGGGTGTGACAAATGGCCTCCGCACAGGGATTTATATTTAGACTACTATTTTCTAAACGAAGTGATTTTTCACTTTCTCAAAATCTCATATGCCTTTATAAAGTCACATTGTCACAGGCAAGCAAAATAGTTATTGACTACTAACCCAATGGGTTCAATAGAAATGTTTATCGTTTAAACCCGTAAACATCAACCCAATGGGTTACACTAGACACAATGGCAAAGTCGCCATGTAACGTAAGGTAAACCAAATGATTATCCGCTTCACTCTCTCACTCGCTGCACTTGGCTGCACACTCGCATTGATGCTTTCATACTTTGACGTACTGGTGAAATAACATGAAAACCACACGCTACTACGCCCTCCGTTGCTCCCCCTCGCATGGCTTCCCCAAATTCATCGACAGCTTTAAAACATTGGCGCTGGCCCGTAGCTGGGCGGCTCAGGCGATCCGTGACGGTTATTGCTCCGTTGAAATTCTCCGTGATCGGGCCATGCCATCGGGTTATTTCGGTATAGAACGTGACCTGATTGATACGATCCGCGCCTGAGATTTCCACTGTAGCCCTTTGATGAGGGGCTACGGGGTCAATTTTGACTCACTGTAACGTTAGGACAATTTATGAAAACCACTGTATCCGTTTATGACTTTCGCGAAGCCTTCCGCCAAGCAGGACGTGAAAACTTCACTTATGACGCTCTTGGCTTGTTATTTGACTATTTCGAAGGGCTTGAGGAAGACATGGGGAGCGAGATTGAACTGGACGTTGTCGCCATATGTTGCGACTACACTGAAGACGATGCCGTGAGCATTGCGGGGAACTACGACATCGACATCACAGACATGGATGAAGAAGAAGCCCTTGAAGCGGTGCAGGACTATTTGAACAACAACACCTCAGTCGTGGGAACCACCTCGACGGGTTCAATTGTTTACGCTGACTTCTAAGGGGATGACTATGATCCGCGAATCTGACATCAAACACGAAGCCGGAAAATACTGGGTATTGTCAACCCGTGACGCTTACACCGTATTTAAAACAGGGTTAACCCATAGCGTATCGGACAGCGCCTATCCGCATACACCCGATGGGTTATCTATTGCCATAGCCCGGTGCAACTACTTAGCCAAAAAGGAATCAAAATGAATGATGCAGAAAACGAAGCCGTTAACTACACCATTGGCAATTTGCAACTAGCCGGGTTATTTGCCCGTCTGGTTGATATGCAGGCGGAGAACGATGCTCTGACGTGCGAAACTGAGGACTTAAAGGCTAGAGTGGCTCAACTCGAACGTGATGCCTTATGTCGATAGTGATCGTCGGGCTTTTGGTAGCCCTTCTAGCCCTTATTCTCAACATTTAACCCTGATGTACTATGACAACCTTACAAGCCCCTAAAACCCCTGATATTGAACGCATTAAGGATATGCGCACTCGATTAGCCTTGAGTGTCGCCCAATGCGCGGATATGCTCAACGTGTCAACTTATGCACTCATCAAATGGGAGAACGGATCTCGTACCGTATCCCCTGCGACTATGCGCCTGATTGACATTCTCGAGATGCTTGAAGTGATGGCGCCTGATATGCACGCCCAGTTCATGCCTGCGAAGTAACCCCGTGCAGACGTTAAAAAGCCCCTTGCGGGGCTTTTTTTATGCTTGGTAGCCCTTCACCTTGGGTTTGGGCTTCGTGCTCAATTTGTATATCTCATCAAGCTGTCTTTGCTTCGCGTTGATAACCTCGGTTCGGTACTCTTTAAACTGTGTCTTGAGTGCCGGGTTGATGGCCCATGTTGCAATGTGTTGATGTTCTTTTGATCCATCGTCAAGCCTTAACACCCATCGGCTTTTCTCAAGGGTGTGCAGGGCATTGATGACCATTTGATCCGCTTGGAATGAACTCGCCTTACCCAGTTGACGCCTGCCTGAACGCTTAATCTCGGATAGCGTCAACGATTCTTTGTCAGCATAGTGAATAACGTATTCCTGCACCCATGTGTCGAATGTTGACATACCGCCTAAGTCCGATAGGGCATAACGGAAAGCGGGGATTAGGTACTCTTTGGCAATGCGTATGCACCGGGCCACAAGGTCAGCAGAGACGGTTGTATTGAATGGTGACTCCATAAGGTGGAAAACCAACATAAGACGCCCTGCGAGTCCTTCTATCTTACCGAAGGCTGTCATAAAGGTATCGTCAGACTGTAGCAGTTGCTCGTCTTGTCGCTGCTTGTCATACCAAAGCTGGAAATCTTGGAATATGGTCTTAGCCTCGGGGGATAACGTGTAGGCCGTGATGGGCAGCGAATAAATGATTCTCAGGGTTTGCTCCCATGCTGCCTCGTTTAGGAGAAAGTCGGGAATCTCCACAGAGGGACGGGTTAGCTTGGTATTGAGCACGCAGGGAATGAAGCGTTGGATCAGGCCATCCCCTGCCATGTTTGCAAGGTTCTCTTTAAAGACTTGGGGCTGGATGTTCCCATAAATGGACACCGCCAGATTGTCAGCCGTGATTGAACCAGCCGCCACACGATCCATCTCGTAATGG